CAACATTTAACCCCCTAGTGTATTTTTGGTTTATCTTCTTTCATTCTAATGGATTGAAATAGTGAGTCATCTTCAGTTGGTTCTTCACCTAAATCCATTGCTATTAATTCTTGAGCAGCATCATTTAATGCATTCTGCATTGTAAGAAATCCATAGAAATCTTTTTCAGCTTTCATAATAGCTGTCAATGATAATGCTCTAGCCATAAGATAAATAGTTTCAGGTGTATCTAATTCAGTTATTAAATCCATAACTTTATTGTGAAACTCTGTGACTATTTTTTCTTTTTGTTTATCAGTTAGTTTACCTTGCTCCATAAAGTTTCTCCATATCGTTTATAAAATTATTAATATCTTCAAGTGGTACTTTTTTTATATCACTTTCACCACTAGCAGTTAAAACAAAATCAACGACTGAAGTAGGCACATCATCATGTGTTTTATACATTATAATTATCTCCTTCCATAAAACCATCCATAGTCATTTGTTTAATTTTTTCTTCGTTAGTATGAATTATATTTATCATTTTGTCAAGATACCATTTAGCTTTTTGTAAATCTTCTAAAGGTTTTTCTTTATAATCATACCTCCACAAATATTTAATTGTATTTCCTTTTAAGTATCCCAAAAATTCTTTCTCTGACATTGAAGATTTAATCCCATCAATACACTCAACACCTTCTTTATTATAATGTCTTGGGTTGTTTACGTTATCGTATTTTTTTGTACGCATGTCCATAGTTTTTGTCCTTTCTTTTTTCAAAAAATATTTTTGGTTCATCACAAACAACTGCTTTTAGTTTGTAAGGTTTTTTAATTTTTGTAGATATTTGTTCAACAATATTAGTGCAACTTCTAACTGGTTTAGGTAAAACTTTTTGATAAAGTTTATTGTTAAACTCAATCCAGTATGTAACTAAAAATATATCAAACATATTATTTAATATCTTCTGGCACAACACATTG